AGTTGTATGGTATGGGAACCAAATGAGATGATAGTGTTTCTAAATTTTTACTTATAACAATTTGTTGCAGATTGTTCACCATTCTATCTTGAGCAAACTCCATATTTGTTAAAGCAATAGACATTTTAGGAAAAATCTGATCATGTATATACAACCCATCTGTTTCCCTCTTAGATTGTTGAAAGTACCATTGTTTTGTCTTCGAGGAAAATATTAAGGGTACTTTCACAAACTTTTCTATTTCACCAGATGTTGAATATTTCCCAATAGTTACATTGTTAAATATATCTAATGTTTGTACAATTATTTTTCTCATTATGTTGAAGAAAAAGTGATTAGCCATAACCTACCTTATACTTTTGATTTCCAGAGATTTTTTGCTTCTTCAAACCCTATCCATTCACCCTTTTTACCAAACCCTCTACTTTCTAACTGCTGTTTTGCCCATTCTTTTGCATTTATTTTTCCATTGGCTATTTGTAAAAGAAGTTTTGTGTCTGTGGTAGCAAACATAAATTTAGGGTTTTCATCATCAGATGCTTCATTTACTGTTTGTTCACCAACAAATGTATTAAGTTTTTCCATTAAATTTTTCATTTATTTCTCCTGTTAGGTTTTTGTATATAATATAGGTGTTTCTTGAAGTCTAATAAAAAGTGGTGTGTTTTTTACCCCACGAAAACACTTTTAAATTTTTACTGTTTTTTAAAATATCAATAAAAACAATATGTTATGAAAAAGTGTTATTTTCAGGAAATAGGTGAATTCAACAATCCCTTTATTTACTACGTGTTGGTAAGTGTTTTACCCCGTGGGACAAGAAATAGTTACATTCCAAAAAAAGACTCATCTACATCTTTGTAATCGTCAATTTCATCAGACTCATCTTCAATTATTTCATTGTCACCATATTCATCAGAAATATGGCTATCATTTTCCATTTCCTCTTCTATTATTTCAATGCTATCTATGTTTGTATTTAGATAAATATCCTTACTTTTCTCACTTTGTTCTGAAAATCTGAATGGTTTTAATATCAATTGCCATATATGTTTTTGTCCCATAAAAATAGCATCCTCACTTCCAATATCAACAATTTCATAATTTCTTTGATTCCAGAGTGTTGTAATCACATCACCCACATGTGGCTGAATGCAGTCACCAGAGATATGATAGGTTTCAAAAATATCTGATAATGCACCACTGAAAATTTGCTTTGGGACTTGAGCATATTGAACCATATCCATTGAAGAAAAACCAAAAGACTGTATGACACCTGTTTCATCAGTAGGTTCATAAATTAGTTTGAACTCAACAGGATCAGTATAGTTATTTATTGGGTCTTCACCAAAAATTTGATCCATATTGGCCAAAGATTTGTAATATTTGATTGGAAAACCAGCTATATTGGTAAATTCAGAAACAACAGATGAAAAAAGTTTGGCCTCACAATCTTCAGACTGATCAAATAAATCCCATTCTGGTGTAGCTGAAGTGCCACATGTATTACAATCAACCATTATGAACTCCTTTTAGTATCAAATACTATGGTTGTTTTTTGTTTTGTATTTGTTGAATCAAACACTATTTCACCATTTATTTCTTTTGAAAAATTTTTTTGTTCTCTTATAAGCATATCTTTTAGATCAATGTCTTCTTTTATTTCTTCATTATTTTCTTTCATAAATCACCCTTTAACCCATAGTAATATAACCACCCTCATGACATTCTTCATTCATCAGTTGTTCTTTTAATATTTCCATTTCCTGAATTGCTTCACTAATCAAAGAATCACCATCAAGGGATATCCCTTGATTTCCAATGGAACTAAAACTTGCAAATTTTCTTCTGATAAGTCCCAGAGTTTTTTTGCACATTGCAGTTGCAAAATCTTGGACAAATGTTTCCCCATATAAACTTTCTTTGAATTCTTCAATGTTTGTAGGTATTGTTGTAAAAACAACATCAACACTATCACCATCAATTAAAATACCATCTAAAGTTTTACCACCAAATAAAATAGTTTGGTTATCAGTGTCTATCAAAAAGTCATTACCATAGCTATATGTTATACCATTCAACAGTATTTTAACACTTGGTTTATTTGCTGTTTGTTCTGAAAGTAAAAATTGTTTTGCTACTATTTCAATTGGTGTTATTAAAATTGTGTCAGTAGTTGTTAGAGGTGTTTCATCATAGGCTTTGTTATCGATTTCATTATTTTCAATTTCAATTGTGTTATACTCACATAAAATTTCATCATTTTCCAGAATCTCATCTTTGTTGTCCCATTTGATTGTCTTGCCATTGTCATCAAACCATGTCCAGTTTTCATACAAATTACCATTTTTTGATATAGTTAGTTGTTGATTTATAGCATTGTTAGTTAGAACAAAATAATTTTCATCTTTTTCTAAGCTGTTTATTATTCTAAGTTCAGATGCTGGTTTTAATTCCCTAACAACCTCCTCCCACCCTCTTATGACATTTGGTAGTGTTGAGCCTTGTATAACATTTGCCTTCAACATAACAAATCCTGGGGAGTCTAAAACATAATCTTTTAATGTGTTTGTTTTTGGATCAACTCTTTTGATAATCAATTGTTCATTGTTATATTCTGGAGTTGGTGTTATTTCTAACTGATTTGTCATTTTATGATAACGCCAGTTGAATTGATTTGGTCTATATCTTTCCAAATCTTCCATGAAACCTAAAAACATGTGATAGTCTACTAAAGAACCAGTGGAACCACCCCTTAATATATCAAAAGCACCTTGATTGAATAAATAGTTTTCAACAGTAAATAATGTATTGATTCCATGAAGCCCAACACCATTTTCAGTATACTCTATAATATCTAAAATACCTTTTTGTAGATCATAGAATTTTTTTCCTGCTTCTAATGGTATTGTAAAATAAATGATATCAGTTCCATTTGAAACAGCCCATTTTAAAAACAGGGATATGGTATAATCAATACTATCATAGATTTGTTGATCACATAATTCTATTTTCACCATGGGGAAACCGAGCTTTCTTTTTATCAAATTTTTTAATTCTGTTTTTGTTTGAGCTTGTAACATCAAATTCTCCTTTACATTATTATGTAATCATCACCTTCACTATAATCATTAATATCAGACAAGATTCCCCATGCGTCATCTTCATTAGATTCTTTTTTATTTAAGAAATCTATATCATCAACAATATCTTTCATCTGAAACAAATAACACGCCCAATATAACCCACTTACCAAGTCATCATCAAAGTTATTTGCTACATATTTCCCATCACCTTTTTCTACAAAATCATTCAATTCTTTTATGGTGTTTTCATCAATCAAAGTTAAAGAATAGTCTTCAATTAATTTTTTCATAAAAAGAACTGCTTTTGGTTTTGTTATTCTGGTTGCTCTGATTCCTAAATCTTTGGACTTGCTACCAGAATTAACCAAATTTTCATTTTCATATTCCCAATGCAATTGTGTTACGACTGCAGCACCATCAGCATTATTTTCAACCATAAGAAAAGCATTATTGTAGTAATAACAAAGCTTGTTAATAATTTGAGCAAAACCATATACATCAACAAAATTATTTTGAAAAACAGCTACTTGTTGTAATTTCAATGGGTTTGTTGATTCTATTTTTAAAATTTGACAAGTTGAGTAATGTCTTCCAGTCCCTTTTGCGACGTCTACACCAATTACATATGTAGAACCATCAAGAGGTTTTTCATAGACTCTTAGTTTTTCATTCAGGTCATATATTGATGGGTCTTTCCAAACATTTTGTAAATTCTCCAATACATCAGGATCAATAACAGTAGAACTACTACCCAAAGCAATACATTCAAATTCTTGAGTAAAAGCCAATTTTCCCATATTTTTCTTTTGTTCTTCTGCCCATGCATCATCTCTCCAAGGGACTGCTCGCCAATCATAAAAACTATGTTTAAAAGTGTTTTTACCTTTTTCAGCACCAGTATATAATCTATGAAATAAATTGTACATACCGTTTATAGTGGATATGATAATAATTTGAGATGTAATTGAAGATGAAATTGTTGGATAATTTGATCTCCAAAATTCTTCTGCTTTCCAAGGTGGATCAACAAAAGCCAACTCATCACATATCAAACAATTTACTGGCTCACCTCTAAAACTGTCTTTTGATGTAGCTGAAATAAAAATTTTGCATCTGTTTTCAAACAAAACTGATTTTTCAGCCCATGAAATAACACCAGGTTTCAACCAAACAGGGAGTTGTTCATATTGATACTTGATCCTACTTAAAAATGATTTGGCTGAAGCTTCTTTATTTGAAACTATACCAATGACCTTATGGTTAGTAAAACAAGCATAGGCCAAAGCATAAGCACCAACAATAGCTGTTTTTCCTGCCTGCCTTCCTGATAGTGTTATTGTAAATCTATGTTTTAAAAAAGTATCAATCAATTCTTTCTGGAATGGATACATATAATCTCCAAAAGACACAACACCATGATCACCAGTAACAATTTTGACATATGTTTTTATAAAATAGCCCCAATCATTATAACATTTATTTAGCTCACTAATTATCTCAGATGTATATTCTATTTCTTGGTTTGGTGCTTTCACGAATTCACTGTAGCTTACTGGCACAATTTCCCTCCTTTATACTAAGCATTTCATATCATTGTAAGAACAGCCTGGTAGATGGTGAACTTCTATATGACAGTCTTGACATAATGTAATTGTATTATCTACATCACATGATTCAATGGAGTTTTGGTTAATACCTTCTATGTGGTGACATTGTAAATTTTCTGTTGAATGACATTTTTGACAGGTGTAATTATCCCTCTCAAGGCACAGAATTCTCAATTCAGGTTGCATTTCCCTGTCAAGATTATTGTTTTCACCTATTCTGTGTATATGTTTATAAAAAATGGAACATGAGTTTTTACAGGTATCAGAGCAGTAAAAGTTACATTCACCTTTTCCTTTACCACTAAGACAACTGATTCTATTAATAACTTGTTGATTTGTTGGTTGAAAATGTTTATAACAAGTTTTACAAACCACTAATAAATGAGTACCATCTTTAGCCTTTTTTGGTTTGTCATCAATAACCAACTGATGTGCATATGTTTTAAAC